TTCTCCACCTTCAGCAGGAGCTTCTCCACCTTCAGCAGGAGCTCCTTCAGCTCCTTCAGCTCCCGGTGCAGCTCCAAGTGTAGATGGATCTTTAGCCCAATATTTCTGATTGTCGGCTTTTTCTTCTGGTGTTAACTTAAATATATTATCCATAATCCATTCTATGTGGAAGTAAGGTTTCTCGCCATTCATTACACCAAGTAAAGTTCCAACGATTTCGGACTTCTTAGCTAAGTTGTTTATCTTTTTCCATTCTTCAAATACTTGGTTAGTATAAAACTGAATATCCATTTGATTTAACATTACTTCGTCATCCTTTAACTCAGGAAACTCAATTAACATCTGTAATCTTATAGGTTTAACAATTATTTCTTTGAAGTTAGCTCTTAAACGACTAATGAAGTTGTGAAACTTAATCTCATCTCTTGTCATCTCAGCAGCATCTGTAATTAAATTACCACCACCATTTTCACCTTCAAATCTTGACATTGGAATTTTTGAAGCTCTTTTAAGTGCTTTATAAAACCAAGATAACATAGTTTCGTCATTTAAGTCATGTCCTTGTGGTGATACTAATTCCATATTAGGTGTACCAGCATCTCCTTCAGGAAACCAAATTTGTTTGTTATAAGGTAAGTGTTTAGCTCCGTTAATTTGTAAAGTACCTAAAGACTCATCCCATTCTACTTCTTCTGAATAATCATGTATTAATTGACCAATTTGTTCTTCAGCTCTTTGTCTTGATAAACCTTTAATTGGAATAGTAAACTTTTGGTAAACAGTTGCGTTAATAATGTTAAACATAATTCTTGTTTGTTCAAGAATCTTCAACTGGTTATAAGGTTTAATTAAACCTTCAACATAAGATGTTTCTGAATAATCATTTTGTGTTGAATATGAGATATAAATTATTTGAGAGTCTAAGAAGATTCTTCTTAACTGAGGATCTTCTGGAAACTGAATCCATAAGTGACCAATGTTTGGTTCATATGCTGGAACTAAAGTTTCTGGTCTTAATCTGTTAAATCCAATAATATTTTTCTTTTTATCATCAAAGATAATCTCAATTGCTAAATAACCATCTATCATAAAGTCTCGCATCATCGACCATGCTGTGATGTTATCAGAGAATCCAAATTTGTTATAAATCTTTTCGAAATGTTCTTGATATTTATCCTTAATCTCTTGTGAGTAATCATTTGATAAAGCTCTTGGTGAACAGAAGTCTTTCTCATCGTTATAAACGATTGTCTCATCGGTTATTGTTGATACGAAGTCTCTAATCTCATCTTTAATAGAATACTCTCTTAGGATTCTTCTTTTATCAGCATAAGCTTTATCTAAGTAAGGAATTGACTTTCTATTTAATACAGAAGCAACAGCTCTTTGAGAGAAAAAGTCATACATTGAGTTTCCTCTAGCAGCGTATGGATCTTCGTTAATACCTATACCAACTTGATTTCTGATGATCATATCATCATAGTTCATTCCATAGTTAGATAAGTTTCGTAGAATTCGACTGAATAAGCCTTTATTCTCTATAGCTGAATTTATATTAGTGAAATTTGCTGAATTTCCTGCATCATTATACGCCATTTAGGAATTATAAAATTTTAGAATATATATTAATTTTTACATATTCCTTTTTTTGGTGAAAATAAAAAAGACGATTACTCGCCTTTTAATATATTTCTATTTATTTCATCTTCTTTGCGTCTTCTTTCGCCTGATATAGATGGATCATAGAATTGATTAGCTGTTCTTCCTTCTCTTGGTCTGAACTTTAGATTCAATTCTTTTATAGCTTGCATATAACCTTCTGAATCTGGTCCAAAAAGTCTATCTGATATTTCTTGCATAAAATAAGCATCAACTCTAGTCTCTTGATTAGATATTCTATTTCTTTTTAATTCTTCCAGTTCTTCTTCTGATAACCCAGATGATGTATTTCTTTGATCTGGCATAGAAGTTCTTGAAACACCTCTAGGTGTTATATCTGATGTTTCTTTAGTTTTATCTTTTTTAGAAAACCAAGATTCGTTAAACTTTTTAATATTTTTCATAGTGTATATATTATTTATTATTTACCATATTTTGTAAAACTTTTCTTTATTCTTTTAACGTGATCACTAAGAACACTATACTTTTCTGATATTTCTTTATTAATATCATAAAACTCATCTATTGAAGACATCATCAATTCTTTGTGTCTTTGATCCTTAGTTTCTATTTTAGCTTGCCATATTTGTATTAACTTTTTAGGATCATATACGTTCTTTGGGTGTTGTGAATAAAGAAATCTAGGAATTGCATCTAATTTAATTTTATGAGCAGCTACTAATTGAATAGAGTTGAATTCCATTAAAGCATATTCAAATCCTAATCTTTTTAATTCATCATACATTCCCTCATAAGTCACCTTTAATAACTTATCTTTTGTAAAATCTTCTTCTTTGATAAATTTATCAAATATCATTGCTCTTACTTCTAATGGTATAAAATTAAAATTAACAGCAAAGAATACTATCTGATTAGAAAACTTTTTATAACTAGCAATAAATACAGGTGACCATTTCATCCAATTTGAATCATCTTTGTAATGAAAGAAATAAAATCCACCTGGATAAATACTTGATACTTTTGTATTTTTTACTTCATCGTCGGATTTTTGATATTTATCATAAAAGTATAATGAGTTATTCTGGAAGTTTTCTACAATTCCATTACCATATACTAAAAGATTTAGTTTAACTCTTTCGATTAATTCTCCCATAGATTTGACTTTTATTTATATATAAAAAAAATAAAAAACTCTATGTTAAATTCTAAACCTAACAATAAAAATTATAACCAAGGAAACTATATTCCCAAGAATAAAGATAAGGTTATAAAATTAAATACACAAGGTGGTGTTTATTTTAGAAGTTCTTGGGAAAAGAAAATAATGCACTGGTTGGATTATAATCCAACAATCACAAAATGGGGAGCTGAATGTTTAAGAATTCCTTATCAAATGACACATTTCAATAATGGTGACTCAAAAATAAAAGAACATTGTTACTATCCTGACTTTTATTATGAAATGAGATTAAGTGATGGTACTCTAAAACAGATAGTTGTTGAAGTTAAACCAATGAAAGAATATAATATGGTCATTGCTCTTAATGAAGGTAAGTTAAGTGTTCCTGAAAAAGGAGCTAAAAAACTAAAAAGTTTCGAGTATGATTTGAAAATGGCTTATAAGAATAAGAACAAATGGGAAACTATGATTAATTGGTGTAATAAAAAAGGATATGAGTTTATAATTATAACAGAACAACATCTAAACAAATTTAATATCTAAATATTTCAATTAAAATTTGAACCATTAATATTATATAGAATGGTGGTGTCAATCTATACCAAACTGAAGTTAACTTTTTACTTATGTGATACATTGGAATTCTTATTAATCCTATTCCCATCATCATCATAAATATATATTTCATAGGAGTAAATAATCCAACTACTATCCATATCCAGAAGAGAACTCTTGTTATATAATAAACTAAATCTACTTTTGAGTTTCTATCTCTTTCAGCAAATCTTTTATCCAATCTTTCATAATTTAGGACATAATAGATATTACTCCATATGAAAAGTATTGATAAAGTGTATATTACTATATTAATCATTTTCTGCAATGATTTCGTTCATATTTACTAAATTATTTAGTTCATATTCTTCTAATCTAACAGTCTTTTTCTGTAAAAGTATATTAAATATAGAATCGTTTATTAAAACTTCTACTTCACTACCTGATATTCTCTCATAGTTATTTGGAATTTGATTTAAGTCTCTTCCTTCGTACATTTTATTAACATACTTATTTCTTTCTTTAATATCTATATGTAATGTTCCACCAACCGGTAAAATGTTATTATCGATACTTGATTCTTCCCAAATCTGTAAAATAGCTTTATTCATATTAAAAAATTTAATAAATATATAATTGATAATAAACAAAGTTTGATAAATGATATAAAATAAAAAAAACTATTATGATGAAATTAGAGTATATTTGGCTAGATGGGTCACAACCTCAACAACTAAGAAGTAAAACAAAAATTCAAAATGTGGACACTATGTCACCAGAAGATTATCCAGTATGGTCTTTTGATGGTAGCTCAACTAAACAAGCTAAATCCGGAAAAGGAAAAAATACAGATTGTTTATTGAAACCTGTTTTTGTAGCAAGAGATCCTTTTAGAGGTGAGAATGATAGATTAGTTTTTTGTGAGGTTTTAAACCCAGATGGATCAGTACATGAAAGTAATCATAGAAGAGCACTTTTACAAAAAATAAATGAATTATCAATTACTGAAGATATGGATAAGTCTGAACTACCTTGGTTTGGATGGGAACAAGAATATACTTTAACTCATAAACCGTTAAGACCTTTTGGTGATGGAATTGGAATTCCTTTAGGTTTTACACCTGAAATATTTGAACAAAATGGTTTATCACCAAGACCTCAAGGAGATTACTATTGTGGTATTGGAGCTGATACTGTTACTGGTAGAGATATCGTTGAAGAACACATGAATATGTGTATTGAAATTGGATTGGATATATCCGGTATAAACGCTGAAGTAATGTTGGGTCAATGGGAATATCAAATTGGTCCTGTTAAATCATTAAATGGTTCTGATCAATTATGGATTTCTAGATATTTATTACAAAGAGTTGCTGAGAAATATAATGTTAATGTTTCTTTACACCCTAAACCATTAAAAGGAGATTGGAATGGTTCTGGTTGTCACGCTAACTTCTCAACTAAAGAAATGAGAGAAGAAGGTGGTCTTAAACTTATTGAAGAAACTATGGAAAAGTTAAAAGAAAGACATAATGAACATATTTCTGTTTATGGGCTTGGTAATGACCAAAGAATGACCGGAGAACATGAAACATCAAGTATTCACGACTTCTCATTTGGATATAGTACAAGAGATACTTCTATTAGAATACCAGCACAAGCGATTATTGAAGGCAAAGGTTATTTTGAGGATAGAAGACCGGCTTCTAACTGTGATCCTTATTTAGTTTCACTTAAAATGTTAGAAACAGTTTATTCTGAAGTAGAATCTGAATTATAAATTAATGATAAAAGAAAAACCACTCATTTGAGTGGTTTTTTTATTTTAAATATGTTTTTAATTTTTTCCTTTCGTCTTTTTTGTTTAGAAGAGAAACGAGACTTGATTGGTATGCTAGAACCAAATGATGGTGTCATAACTATATCAAATGTTTTAAGATTGATATTAGAGTGAGTGGAGTCCCATTCCGTCATTTGATCCTTCAATTGAGATTAATTTAATTAAGTGGTCGTTATCACCTTTTTTCTTATAAAGTTCGTTATAACCTTTTGCTATACCTCTCTTAAATACTTCTGTAAAGTATGCGAATGCGTTAACAGATTTATCTTCGTTGAAATTATACCAGTTTTGGAACATATCTAATAATCCTGATTGGTAACAATCTAACTTATCATCGTTAGACCAATATCTCATTTTTTTTATCGTCTTTTTAGCTAGTAGCTCTAACATTTTTTCTGCGTTTCTTGTTAGTTTTCCTTGTGCTTTAGATACTATTACTTCTACATATAAATCTTTATTATTGAGGTACATATTTTGTTTTTATTTTTCTAAATAGAAATCCTTTTCTTGACTTTCTATTTTCATTTATTAATTTATTAATTTGATTTGAATTAACACCAGTAAATTTAACAGCATCAATAACACTGTTAAAAATAATAGTTTCTCCATTTAAACAAACAACTTCAATCATATTTGATCTAGATATGGATTGTTTTATTTTTGAAGAATCACTTCTTTTTTTGCCGATTTTTGAATTTGATAATTTGGTTTTATGTTCTTCTGTAAAGATTATACCTTTTCTAGATTCTGATAATTTTAATTTAGACTCATCAGACATTGACCTACCAGTATTATAATTGAAAAATGGATGATCCTTTTTTAGTTTACCACCTTTCTGACCATCACCACCTTCTGTTAGGTTTGTTAACTTGTATCCAATATTCCTAAATTCTTGAATAAGTTTCATTTCCTCATCTACAATCTCATTATGACTTTCATACTCAGAAATTATTTCCATTATAGGGATATTTTTCTTATCTAAAAGAGACCTAATCCATTCGCATTTATAAGTTTTTATACCCTTTTTAGCATCTCTAATATGCTCCCAGATTCTTCTTTTTGGATTTTTAGTATAACCAACATATTTTATGTCATTTGTTATTGGATCAATAAGATTATATAAAAAATACATTAATTTAGCATTTATTTTTTGTAAGAGACTGAACTCTTTTTTGGAATGCTTTCATGTTATATATTAATTAACTAAAAAAGTTTTAAAAATAAAAAATCCTCAAATTTCTTTGAGGATTTTTAATATCTAATTAAAATTAAAGTTTAACTCTTTCTTTATATTGAAGTTCTTTAACTGCGTATAACTCACCATCAAGATTACTTCTTCTTTTTTCTAAGTTTTTAAGAGCTGTTGATAATACTGCTGATTCACCAATCATTTGGATAGAACCTTTAATTTTTTCAATGTTAAATTGAACATCTTCAAGTTTCAAAGTGATTTCTCTTTCTTTATCTTCAAGTTTTCTTTTAACAACTATTTCTTTACCTAATTTATTTTCATAAAAATAAGTTAAATCATAGTTAAGTTCATTTCTTACCTCATTTACTAATTCAATAGCTGATTCGTATTTGAAGAATGAGTTACCATATCTTTCATCACATCTGTATAAGAATGTGCTGTTTTTATAGTTGAATGCGAAACACTCTAAATAAGGATTAATTAAGTTTTGTACTCTTTTAACAACATCTAACTCAACAAATTTATCTAAGTTTTTAGATACTTCTAATAAAACCGGATAAAAGTTTTTGTTAACTATAGGAACGATAGGAGAAGAGAATAAACTTTCTAATGTAGTTTCTTCATTCATCTCATCATCATTGATATAAATACCACCTTTACCATTTACTGATAAACCTAATGTTAAATATTCAGAGATTCTAAAGTTAACTCTATCCTCAGAAATAGTAGCATATTTCATAGCTGTTTCTAAAGTTCTAAGAGTTCTTAATGATTCATCATCTTTAATATTATTTTCTAATAATGTTTTTTCAATTGAATTCTCTGTTAATAAAAACCAAGAATCTTTAACAAGTGCAATATGACCATCCTCAACTTGTTCAACGATAGTAAAAATTGGTTCACCTTTTCCACCACTTAAAAGATTAGATCTTTTCTCTGGAGATGATGTTAAGTTATGTACAAATAATTTAACTTCAGGTACCCAATCATAAATAGCTAATTCATTAAGAATCTTAGCCATTCTGTCTTGATCTGTATCCAAGCTAATTGTTTGTAAAACAACATTAATTGGTTGTCTGTATAATTCACCTTGATTTTGTGAGTTTAATACATTATATAAATTTTTTAATTCATATAAAAGCTCATAGTTGCTCATATCATCATTAAGGCTTTCAATTAATTTCTTTACTTCTTTATCATATGTAAAAGGTTTTAATCTCTCATTTAATGAGTTGATTATAGTCTTTTCAGAGTGCTCATTACAAGCATTCATGTGTCCTTCTATGATTACAGAGATCTCTTCTTGATCAAGGGAGAGGTCTTTTTTGAAGTTAAACAATTCGAGTTTAAGATTCTTCATATTTTAAAATATTTTTTTTTATTTAAACTATATATTAATGCTAAAAAGTGTTTTTTTACCATTTTTATTTTTAATTACTTGGGTTTCCGTTATTCGATGGATTAGGATTTCCAGCATTTGGATTACCAGTTCCAGATGCCGATCTTTCTCTAGCTCTCAGTATATTACTAAACCATCTTGTTCTTCTTGGATTAGTCATAAAGTAATCAGGATCACTTGTATATTGACCATTAACTACTGTCTGTGCAACTCCATTACCTGCTGGATTACCACCTGGATACCAACTACCGGTTACTCCTATCGATCCAGTGTTAATTCCGGATCCAGTTCCGCCTCCTGGTACTACCGGTCCTACCGGTCCTGTATTAATTCCTGTTCCTGTTATTACAACTTGCTCGGTTCCTCCAATATTTGGTCCAAAAGGTGGAAAAGGTTGTGGATATCCAGGTGGTCCAAATCTATTAGGAAAGTTATTTCCATCCGTGTTTCCGTATGGTGGTTGACTAAATAAATTTGAGAATCCACCATCTATTGGATATGTGTTTAAGTCACCATCAATATTATCACCGTATGATGTAGGATATCCGGTAGCACTAATTCTATCTTTTCTAAACGCTGGGTAGTAAGTCTCAACTGTGAAAGAAGCTTTTAGTGTGATATTGTTATCACTTGTTAAATTCTTTTCTCTCGCCATTTCAATTTGATTTGTATCGGGCATTAGAATAACAGCATCTATATTCATAAAGTTGTGTTCAAAATACATAAACTTATAAATCCACAAAGTATCCATAATAGCTTGACTACATTTGAAAGTATCAATCTCGTTGGATAAGGTAATTGTCAAATCATAAGTCACTGATATTGGAATAGCTCTTACTTTTGCTAGAACTTTTCTTATTTCTAATTCATTCTCAACCACCATTCTCAACCAAACATTTGGATTGGCAAACTCGTCCGATTTTATATTAAATCCGGTCATTGTTAAATGACCTCTTGGTATAATATCTGTGTTTAGTTCAACAAATCTATTTTCAGATACTATATCATCTTGAAACGAATCTAATAGGAATCTCTCATCACCTGTTAGTGAATAATAAAATGGTACTTGGACAAACACATCACCTGATGAAAATTTATTTACCCATTTTACTTGTCCTTCTAATGTGTCTAATACACAAACTGTTAAGTCTCTGAAAAACACGTCCTCGAAATTAAATCTTTCTCCTATCATAGTTTATAAAAATTGTTAGGATATATATAAAAACTTTTGTCTTACATTTCATAAAACATATTCACTAGAATTGAATATTAATTATATGAGCGTAAATAAATTATTATTGTGGGAAAGATGGCGACCCAAAACTATGGAGGATATTATCTTACCTCCTCGAATAAGAAAACAATTTGAGAATGGAGTTACTCAAAACTATATATTCTATGGTCACTATGGAACTGGTAAAACCAGTTTAGCTAGAATACTTATTGGTAAATATTCAAAAGATAAACCATTTTTAGAATTAAATAGTTCTTTGTTTACATCAATTGATGTTCTTAGAAATGAGATAGAAGACTTTTGTAAGTTTACACCAATGATGTCTAGTGAATCTGATATTAAATATATTTTCCTAGATGAGTTTGAAAGAGTCTCTGCTCAGTTTCAAGACGCTTTTAAGGCTTTTATTGAGAAGTATAATAAGAATGTTAGATTTATCATAACAACTAACCATATCAATAAAATATCTGATGGTATTAAGTCAAGAATACCACAAATAGACTTTGATTGTCAAAATATTGAAGAAGAAAAATATCTTAAAACTGAAATTTATAAGAAGATAACTAATGTTATTCTTCCAAAAGAAGAAACTGAAATCCCTAAAGACAATTTAGTTTCTATAATCACTAAAAAGTTCCCTGACTTTAGATCTGTAATGGTTGAGGTTCAGAGTTTCATAGAAACTGGTGATGTTTCTTCTTCTGGTCAGAATGTTTCTAATAAAGTTAGATTAGAGTTATACAATATGATTTATGATAAATCATATGACTATGAGAGGATATATCACTTTTTGATGAGTTCTTTTGGAGCTGAAAAAATAGATAATATGATTTCTTTATTAGGTAATCCATTTATTGATTGGGTTATACAAGAAAAGAAATCAGATGTTAGTAAGATGTTTGAGTGTAATTTTGTTATTGCTGATTATGCTTCTAAGTTAGAAACTAATACTGATCCTGTCATTTTAGGAATGACCATCATTGGTAAATTTAAGGATATAATTAGTAGATAGTATATTTAATATATAAGTTTATGAGTAATTTTAGTTTCATAGATTTTTATATTGGATACCCCGGTCATCCTCGATATCGAACTCCTGATATTATAGAGGATGATGTAGTTAGGGTTATAGTCCAAAAGTACGAGGTTATACTTTTCACTAATAAAGGTGAGTTATTGGGTGATCCAAATTTTGGAGCTGACCTTACGATACTGTTACATGAGACTAGATTATCTGCTGAGACAATAGAGGGTAATATTAAAGCTCAAATAGCAGATTATATACCTGAAATAGATGGTTTAGAATATGAATTAACTGTTGAGTTTTTGGAGGATCCAGAAAGACATCAAGAGGTTATGGTTATTAACTTTATGCTTAATGGGTATCAAGTTGATGCTTTTGTAAAGTAATTAAATAGGACAACTACTAGCAGTATAAATATACTTATAATCTCTTTTAATTTTAACTCCAATACTTTCAGCAGTTGTAACTACATCTTCTAAACATTC